TACGGTAAAGCTCGTGGCGGTAAAGCTTGTAAGATGCGCTAATGCGTAGGTATTATAAGTCTGGCGGAAAGATATGTTCCAAGGGTAAATCGTGGGCTAAACGAACCTTTGATACATATCCTTCCGCGTACGCAAACATGGCAGCTTCAAAGTACTGCAAAGATCCCAACTATGCTAAGGGATCAAAAGGTAAGAAGTAATGGGCGACCTTAAAGATTGGGTAGATCAAGACTGGGTTAGAATTGGTACAGACGGTAAGATTAAAGGTAAATGTGGAACGTCTAAAGACAAAAAGAACCCAGATAGATGTCTACCTAGAAGCAAAGCACAATCACTTAGTAAAGGTGAAAGAGCAGCTACAGCTAAGAAAAAGAAACGTGCGGGATCAAAAGGAGAGACTGTAGTGAAGAATACAAAACCTGCCACTGTTAAGTTACGTAAGGGTGGCCTTGCTAGAGGTAAGCGGTCTATAGCTACAGGCTGTGGACAAGTAATGGAAAACAGACGAAAGAAAACACTTTACGTTTAAGGACATAAATTATGAAGGGTGTAAAACATTACAAAAGAGACGGTACTGAACATCAAGGTTCTAGCCACAAGATGGCTGACGGTACCCTACACACTAATAAGTCTCACACTAAGACAAGCGTAAAGCTATTTCACTTAAAAGATTTGTCAGTCAGAGCTAAAGCTAAGGCTAAAGGAAAGACTGTTAAGAAAAATCGGAGTAAGTAACAATGGCTACATCAAATACTACTGCGTTTGATATGGAGTTTACAGAGATCGCAGAAGAAGCGTTTGAACGCGCAGGCCGAGAAATGCGTTCTGGATACGATCTACGCACTGCTCGACGATCTATGAACCTACTTACTATAGAGTGGCAGAACCGTGGCATTAACATGTGGACGGTAGACAGCGGCACTATTGATCTAGTCAAAGGCCAGACTACTCCCTACGACCTTCCCGCCGACACCATAGATTTATTAGAACATCAAATACGCACAGGTAGTGGAAACACAGCCACTCAGTCCGATCTCACTATAAGTCGTATTAGTGTAAGTACGTACGCGTCTATCCCTAACAAGTTAACACAAGGAAGACCCATACAGCTTTATATAGAGCGTCTACGAGACGTACCTAAAGTTAACGTGTGGCCGATACCAGATAGTAATGACTACAAACTGTACTACTGGCGTATGCGCCGTATAGAAGACGCAGGTAGTGGTGTACAAACAGCCGATATGAACTTCAGGTTCTTCCCTTGCCTAGTAGCAGGACTAGCTTATTATATTGCTATGAAACTACCTGAAATGATAGATCGCGTACCCTTGCTAAAAGCAGTATATGATGAGCAGTTTGACCTAGCCGCAGGAGAAGATAGAGAGAAAACTTCCGCCCGCTTTGTACCACGTATGAGTTACTAGTAATGAGTAATAGGTTTGCTTCTACCAAGATAGCCATAGCAGATTGTGACATTTGTGGTTTTCAGTATAAACTACGAGAACTAAAAGATTTAATCGTAAAAGGTACAAATACACATTTAAAAGCGTGTAAAGAATGCTGGAATGCTGACCACCCACAGTTAAAGTTAGGTGAGTTTCCAGTAGATGACCCCCAAGCAATACGTGATCCTAGGCCAGATAGGAGTTTAGGAGAATCAGGGGGCAGTAGTAGTAGAGATATTTATTGGGGTTGGAACCCTGTAGGTGGCGGTAATAGCCCCTATGATCTGACTCCTAACACCCTACAAGCCGTCGGCAGTGTAGGACAAGTAACAGTAACGACTACGTAGGAGATACATTATGGCCCTTAAAGGTAAGCAGTCTAAGATGGACAAAAACAAAGATGGCAAGATTTCTGGTGCTGACTTCAAGATGATGAATGTTGGTGGTAAAGTTAAAAAAGGCTACGCTGAAGGCGGTAAGGTTAAAATACGTGGTACTGGCGCAGCTACTAAAGGGTTGTACGCTAGAGGGCCAATGGGCTAATACATGAACTATACTGAACTAAAAGCTAATATCCAAGACATCTGCGAGAATACGTTCACGGCAGATCAACTTGCTATGTTTACAAAACAAGCAGAGCAGAAGATATATAGTTCGGTTCAGCTACCTGCACTTCGTAAAGTAGATGACGGGCCATTGGCAAATGGAACTAAACTGTTAAGCCTGCCTACTGACTTCTTATACACCTATAGTATAGCTGTCATTGCTAGCGATGGTACGTACTCGTTCTTGCTAAACAAGGATGGTAACTTCTTACGTGAGGCGTACCCTATTGATTCCGCTGCTACTAAAGGGCTTCCTAAGTTTTATTCTTACCAAGGACTAGCATCTAACGGCGTTGCAACTCAATTAGAACTAGCTCCAACTCCTGACTCTAACTACGTAATTGAGCACACCTATGGGTATTATCCTGAGTCTATAGTAACCGCAGCTACTAGTTGGTTGGGCACACACTTTGATTCTGCGTTGTTAAATGGCGCTCTAATAGAAGCTATACGCTTTATGAAAGGTGAGCAGGACATTATAGCCAACTACGAGAAGCTATTTATACTGTCTATAGGATTATTAAAGAACCTAGGTGATGGTAAACTACGTCAAGATACATACCGTTCTGGGCAGTATAGAACCCCAGTCAGTTAAGGAACTATTAGATGTCAATAGCACAAACAATGTGTACTTCGTTTAAAGTTGCTCTTCTAGATGGAGAGATGGACTTTAGTAGTAACACAAACCAAACATTCAAGATTGCGTTGTTTACATCTGACGCAACTCTAGACGCAACTACGCTCGCCTACGCTGTTACTAACGAAGCATCAGGCGCAGGATACACTGCGGGTGGAGAAACGCTTACTATAGCTACTAACTCTACATCTACAGATACCACTGCATATATTAACTTTTCTACGGTATCATGGAATAATTCTAGTATTACTGCTCGTGGAGCACTTATATATAGATCGTCAGGTACTGGCAATAACGCCATAGCGGTGTTAGATTTTGGTTTAAACAAGACAACCGCTAACGCAAAGTTTGAAATAACATTCCCTGCGGCAGATAAAAATACCGCTATCATACGGATAGCTTGAGGCTAAATAAATGGCAACGCAATATACTTCAGTTTTAAAACTAGCCCTACCTACACAGGGAGAACTTAGTGGTGCGTGGGGTAATGTAGTAAACGACAACATAACCTCCATGATAGAGCAGGCCATAGCCGGACTAGCGGTGATAAACACATGGTCAAGTAATTCGCATACCCTGACCTCCGCCAATGGTGTTACGTCTGAGTCTCGCTGTGCAATGCTATCTCTAGTAAATGCTGGTAGCGCCCCTTCCGCAGCCGCATCCGTAATTTGCCCTGCACTCGCTAAAACGTATATTGTTAAGAATGGTTCTGGGCAAGCGGCTACGCTAAAAACATCAAGTGGGACGGGCATCGCCGTGCCTAACGGTAAGTCTATGTTGTTGTTCTGTGACGGAACTAACGTAGTTGAAGCAGTAGACCACGTAGTAACCATGTCCGCAGGTACACTGACTATTACTGGACTTACTACTTTTGCATCTTTAAAAGGCGCTGACTCAACAACAGTCACGGGCATCCTTGATGAAGATAATATGGCCTCTAACAGCGCCGTTAAATTAGCTACTCAACAGTCAATCAAAGCGTATGTAGACTCGCAGGTAGACACTGTTGACTCCTTAGCAGAAGTCCTAGCACAGGGTAATACTTCTGGCGGCACAGATATTGCAGTATCTACCGACGATAAAGTCCAATTCCGTGATGCCGCAATACACATTAGCTCTAGTGCTGATGGCCAGCTTGATATTGTTGCAGATACAGAAATACAGATCGCCGCTACTACTGTTGATATTAATGGCGCTGTGGCACTTAACGGTGCGATTACAGGTGCTACTAACATCACATTAAGTGGTGAGCTTGATGCGGCTACGGGTGACTTCTCAGGCGCAGTAGACATAGATGGCGCTCTAGACGTAGCAGGAACTACTAACCTTGATGTTGTTGATATTGATGGTGCTGTGGATATGGCAACTACCCTTCAAGTTGATGGAGTAGCTACCTTTACTGGTAGAGATGTTCATAGTGGTGGTATTACTATCGCAAATGCTGGACAAATTGGTTCAGTTGGAGATACGGATGCAATTGCAATCGCAAGTGATGGTGTAGTAACCCTTACACAAAAATTAGTAGGTACTGAATTAGACATATCAGGCGATGTAGACGTAGACGGAACAACTAACCTAGACATTGTAGATATTGATGGCGCTACTCAGATCGACGCTACTCTTAGCGTAGGTGTAGATGATACAGGGTATGATGTTAAGTTCTTCGGAGCTACCTCTGGTAAATCTCTTCTTTGGGATGAAAGTGCTGATAGCTTGATTGTTACAGGCACAATAGATGCAACAACCGTTGAGTTTGATGCTTTATCTGGCACAGGCTCCGTAACGGTCACAGACATCCTTGACGAAGACAACATGGCTTCTAACAGTGCTACCGTCTTAGCTACTCAGCAGTCTATTAAGGCTTATGTAGATGCGCAAGTAGACACCGTTGATACACTGGCTGAAATTCTGGCTATTGGTAACACCACTACTACCGATCAAAAAATACAGTTCCGTGACACTGGAATCTTTATTAACTCTAGCGCCGATGGTCAGCTTGATATTGTTGCAGATACAGAGATTCAGATAGCGGCTACTACTATTGATATTAATGGCGCGATTAACGCAAGCGGCGAGATCATTGCCGCATCCCTAGACATTTCGGGTGCTATAGATGTTGCAGGAACTACTAACCTTGATGTTGTGGACATTGATGGTGCTGTGGATATGGCGAGTACTCTAGCGGTTGCAGGAGTCCTAACAGCCAACGCAGGTGTAGTAGTAGATAACTTCACGCTTGATGGAACTACTCTGGCTTTGAGTTCTGGTGACCTAACACTAGACGTTGCAGGTGACATCATCCTTGATGCTGATGGTGCAGATATACAGTTAAAAGATGCAGGTGTAGCTACAGGTAGATTAGGTCTTGAAAATGGCGATTTAAACATTGCCAGTATGAGACAAGACTATGATATTAAATTTAAAGGAATGGATGGAAACACAACTCCTTTCACAGCCCTCACCCTTGATATGTCAGCGGCAGGTGCGGCTACGTTTAATGCAGGTGTGACTACTACAGATATTAATTTAGGTACGTCAACAGGTCAAAAGTTTTTGATGTATGCCAATAGCAACATTAAGTACGGAATGTCTATTGAAACATCCGAATACAGAATGTTTGCAGAAGACCAAGCCGTATTGACTTTTGGTCACATGGCGAGAAGTAATGGTACTACCTACACAGAACGCTTCCGCATTAGCTCAGACGGCTCACTCAGCACCCCAACGCTAGGAACTTCTAACGTCCGATTCGGTGTCAACGCAGGTAACAGCATTGCAAGCGGTGGTAATTATAATACTGTCGTAGGCGATGAAGCAGGTACTGCGATTACTACTGGTGATTATCACACAACTGTCGGTTATGCCGCAGGAGCTTCGGTAACAACAGCCACAAACAACACTGTAATAGGGGCTTTGGCGGGTGATGCTTTAACGGAGGGAAATTACAATGTTGTGGTTGGTGTAAATGCCCTTACCGCAGACACAAAGGGTAGTTACACAACTGCTCTTGGGCATGGCGCTTTAGCCGCACAAAATTTTACTTCTGCTACAGATTCTTACAATACAGCCGTAGGTCATGGAGCAGGAGCCGCAGTAAGTACAGGCATTCGTAACACTCTTATTGGCGGTCTTTCTGGTGACGCAATAACAACTGCAAACTTTAACACTGCGGTAGGTTACAATTCTTTAGGTTTAACCAATACTGGCACACTCAATGTTGCTGTCGGAGACAATGCGTTAAATCAAAACACAACAGGAGGTAGTAATGTTGCAGTTGGACAAAATGCTTTAGGTTCAAACACTACAGCGGCAAACAACACAGCAGTTGGTTTTTCCGCTTTAAGCACCAATTCCACTGGCACAGCTAACACTGCTTTAGGTAAGTCAGCGGGAACCTCAACGACTACTGGTACTGATATTACTGCACTAGGTGCATTGGCTTTACAGACGAATACTACTGGTTCTAATAATGTTGCAGTAGGCCGTAGTGCTTTACAGGCCAATATTACAGCCTCCGCAGGTACAGCCGTAGGCTATCAAGCCCTAAGAGACAATACTACAGGTGCGCAAAACACAGCGACAGGTTTTAACTCTTTAGTGCTAAACACTACTGGAGCAAACAACACAGCCTCTGGGTATCAAGCTTTATTCTATAACAGCACAGCATCTAACAACACAGCAGTTGGACATAGTGCTTTATTCGCAAACACCACAGGCACACAGAATGTCTCTGTTGGTGCTTTATCCTTAGACGCCAACACCACAGGCGATAACAATGTTTCATTAGGCTACGGAGCATTAACCGCCAACACCACAGCAGATAATAATGTCGCCATTGGTCGGACTGCGCTGGAGGCCAACACCACAGGTGCTGGGAATGTCGCAATCGGTAAAGATGCTTTAATAGCCAACACCACCGCGTCTAATAATACGGCTGTTGGTATGGATGCTTTAACCACAAACACCACAGGCCACAGCAACACCGCATCGGGGGTAAATGCTTTACTGCTTAACACCACAGGCACTCAAAACACTGCTTTGGGTATGGGTTCTTTAACCTTTAACCAGACAGCATCTCACAATACGGCAGTTGGTTTTAATTCTTTAAACGCAAATACCACAGGCACACAAAACGTAGCCGTTGGTGCTTCAGCGTTAGATGCAAACACTACTGCGTCTTACAATACAGCTATAGGAGAGAAGTCTTTATCTACAAATATATTAGGTTCTAAATCAACTGCTGTAGGGACATTTGCTTTATTTAACCAGAACCCTGCAAGTGCCGGTGATATGTACAACGTAGCAGTTGGATACGATGCAGGTAATGCAGTAACCACCGCATCCGCACTCACTTTAATTGGGGGTGACGCAGGGGTAGGTCTCACTACAGGCCACAATAACACGCTTATAGGTTTCAATGCAGGAAACTACTCTGTTGTTCTTGCAACAGGAATTACGAACACAATTATAGGTTCTTATGCCTACACAAGCGCGACTGACACAAATCAAGCAAACGTGTTCGGACATGCTGTAGCAGGGGCAGGAGGATACACAACATTAGGTCTCACCACCAATGACATCAGAGCCGCACACGGTAACGTAACATGGGCAACAGTATCTGACGAACGCTACAAGAAAGACATCGTAGACTCTACAGCAGGTCTTAGCTTTATCAACGCTCTACAGCCTCGTACCTTCAAGTACAAGAACCTTGGCGAACTACCTGAAACCTTTAATGCTTATAAAGCTGACTCTACCAAAGTCTTTAAAAACTCTGACACCAACCACGGCTTTATAGCCCAAGAAATCAAAGCGGCTATAGATGCTGACAGTAGTATTAAAGATGGCTTTAGACTTTGGGACGATAGAGAAGATGGCTCTCAGGAAGTCGCAGAGGCCGCATTAATACCCATACTTGTTAAAGCAATACAAGAACAAACAGCCCTTATCACGGCACTCACCGCACGAATCACAACCCTAGAAGGATAATTAAAATGGCAGACCGTACAGACGCAGAACTAGCAGTAGACTTCACAGCAATGGGACACAGCATTGCATT